GTGCCCCATTCTGTGACCGGATACCTAACGATAAACTCCGCGCACGCTTCTAGTAACCCTCGGCTTTCGCCCGATGATTCGTGCAAGGCTCGGTATTTTGGGAATCGGAACCGGCCTTTGTTTTGCTGTAATTTCTGGCACGTAACCCAAGCGAGCGGCGTGCGGTTAAAGTCCCAGCACCACGCCAAGGGAATCACTGGATCGGCGGTTAGTCCGAGGTTAACCACCGGATACCGATCTTTATAATTCCAGTACGCCGTTCCCTTGGTAAAGCTAACGAATAGCCCCTTGCGGTAGCTCTCCAGCTTTACCGGATCGTGTGCGTACACTAGCTCTAGATTGTTCCTCACGTACCCATCGGGTAGGTAAGGGTTATCATCCGTTTCCAGGATGATTCGGCGCGAGTTTGTTTCGAGGTTCTCGCCCTCCGGGAAGTTGGCCACGTCGGCCCACCAGTTCATCCCTTCCGGCGAACCTTCGCCGAGGAACTGCAAGCGGTTAGCCTTAGCGCACCGGATGCGGTTGAAAACTTTGTTGAATACGTCCCGGCTCTTCCAGAGTCCGATCTCTGTCCCGGAAGCGTGCGATATGTTCGCCCCTACTAACCGCTCCGGGTTAGAGGCGCTTTTGAAGTAGATTATCTGATCGCGCCGAGGGAACGAGATCCGAGGGAATGCGGATACCGTAACCTTAAAATCTCGGCCCTCAACTAGCCCGAATACGTCTCTAAGGACCTCGATATATGTGGGTATTAGAGGATCGAGCACTTGGGTAAATGTCGGCGCTACCGCCCACGATCCTTGAGATCGTGAGTTGATCATACACATGGCGTAATGCCACACCGCTGAGCCGTAAGTACCGCCCGAGCCTAAACCCTTTGTAACCCAGAATTTACGGAAGCTGTTTTCATCCTGAAGCAGATCGTGCACCCAATCCGGGATCTCTCGCTCGACCTGCTCAGCGGCTTGCATTAGCTCTCAACCAGTAGCTTTAGAACGATATTGGTATAGGTTGAGCTGTTCGCGTCAGTGCTCCGGTTTGTGACCCTCACCCGTGCGTTCGGGAGTAGCGGCTTAACCTGATCGTCCGAGGATGAGTAGAATGCATGGTTGACCATGCTAGACGCGCTCATGCCCGAGAATGCCAGGGAGTTTGTCCACTGAGCATTAGGCGCTGATTCAGCCGCAAAATCGATTTGAGCAATTAAATTACCGTTACCGGTAAGGGAGTCCCACTTGATCGAGGCGGCGGCGTTAAAGTCCCGAGGCGCAAGGCTTAGAAAAGCCTCGTGAGTCGTGGAACCAAACGCGCTCGCGGTGAGTGCCCCAATTGATACGTTATAAGATTTATTCAGTGCCATTTGATACCTTTAGATCGATGTTATTCGGTTCGGCGGCCCGAGACTCTTCAGCCTTGCGTATGGCTGAAGGTCTATCAGGCCCGCGCTTGAAAACTAACTGAGTTTGTGCCGCCGGTTGTCCGGCCTCTGCGTGCCCAACGTCCCGGTAACCTAGGCGCACCTTTGAGAGGAAGATCGTCATCGTCGGATTCTCCCCACTCACCGCCATCTGGAAAGCAGTTTCAGCGAGTCGCTGGTTTCCCTTCGCCCGCCCCATTGCCAGAGACTCGGCGGCATGGCGCTTCAGCGTTGCCTCGCTTGTGCCGAGGATCGTTGCAATGATCTGATCCGGTAACCCGATCTCGGCGCTTCGCTGTATCTCTGCTAGTTGATCGGGACTAAATTGCTTGGCCTTTGGCCCACGCTTTCCCACTTTTTTCGAGGCTCAAGTTTACGGCGAGCGCTCGGGGAATTAGCCACGGTCCACGAGTTCGCGCTCAATCCGCTGATTTGTGATCTTGAGTGCCGCGTACACCCAACGTATTGATTTGCCTTGCTTTTCTGCAATGTCCTCGGCGCTCAGTTGCTCAGTCCGTGCGCCAATGTTTCTGAGTTTCCACACCGCCCGATGCGCGTGATCTACTGATTTGAGG